CACGTCAAACATTCGATGGATGTGACTTTCCCAAGCCCTGATTATGGTGAAATCAAAATTTCTATAGGATCAACGGCATCTGCCTCAATTAAAGAGGGCAGATATCTTTACGATATTCTCTTAACTGAAACAGCGACTGGATTGAAAACCCGTGTAGTTGAAGGGACAGTAACAATTACTGCAGGAGTTTCAACCTCATGACGCAATTCAATACAAGAATATCTGACCAAAACAGGATTAAAGTTACTACCAATCTAAGGGGTGTAACAACTCTAAATGCATTGTCAAATGTTGATGTAACTAATTTGTCTGATAATGCTTTTTTAGTTTACGATTCAGCCACTGGTAAGTGGACTGCAACATCAGCCCTCGAAGCTGGAACACTCTTAGATGGAGGTGAGTTCTAATGGCTGTTGGAGCAACTATTCTTATTAAAAGAACAACGGGGGTAACGACAGTACCCACGTTACAATATGGTGAGATTGCAGTTTCTATTTCCACAGGTTCATTTACCAATGTTGGTGGTAGACTGTGGATTGGTGATCAGGCTGGAAATGCAATTGCTCAAGGTGGTAGATACTATACAAATCTTTTAGATGTTGAGCCTGGTGTAACATCTGCTGGCAAAGCGGTTATTTTAAATGAAGATGGTCAGATTAGCAGTCTTGATCTTGTTGGAAATTTAACTATTGGTGGGGATCTAACTGTTGGTGGCATAACTAGCTTCACATCTAGTACAGTTAATACCAATGTAATTAGCACAAAACCTGGAACTGGTAATGTATTATATCTTGATCCATATCCAACTGATAGCAATGAAGGCACAGTAATTATTAAAGGTAATCTTGAAGTTTATGGTGAAACTAGTAATTTAAATTCTAGAACAGTAACTGTTGAAGATCCAATTTTAGCATTAAGTGATCCAACCTCTGTTCGTATTATTGTAGGAAATGTTGGAATTGGCTCTAGCGTACTAGGAGTTGATTCTATTGCTGGTATTAATACTGGTGATGTTCTTAGAGGTGTAGCTGGACTTCCATCAGAAACTTTAAGCACAATTGTTTCTTATGATGAATTAAATAAGACTGTCAGCATTGCTGGGACAGTTTCAGCAGGAATTTCATCTGGAACAGAAATCACAATTGCTTATGGGTGGGATACTCAAACAGATAGGGGTATTTCATTCACTTACAATGATGATTCTGTTGGATTGGGAACAACTGCAACTAAAACTGGTTTCTTTGGTTTCCAAGATTATAATCAGAAATTTACTTTCATTCCAGATGCAACTATTGGCATCACAACATCAACTGGTGTTCGTGGTTATGTAAGTGGAACAAAGGGATATCTTGATATCAAAGGTATCTACTATCAGTTAGAAGATACTAGCACTAATGGCGTTGTGTATTTTGACTCCACTGGTTTGATGAATTCTACTACAGATCCTGCTAGTGGTTTATCGACTTCAAACTATATACTTACAACACAACCTGGAACAAATGTTCCTGTTTGGACTACTACTATAGATGGAGGAGCCTATTGATATGAATCCTGATGATGTGCAAGTTGATGTCAATGTTTTAGTAAAAACATTATCCGATAAAATGACATCGTTATACAAAGAAAATGCATTGTTAGAAGCAAAGTTTCAGAGTTTAATTCAAGACTATCACCAAATTCTAGAAGATAAACGAGAACTTCAAGCTGAAATAGAAAAAATTAAGAGGGAACAATGAAACCATCCAGCAGACAAGAATTGATTGATTATTGCCTACGAAAATTAGGCTATCCTGTGCTGGAAATTAATGTTGACGATGATCAAATTGACGATCTTGTTGATGATGCTTTGCAACTATTCAATGAGAGACACTTTGATGGTGTCGAAAAGATGTATTTGAAATATAAGATTACACAGGATGATATTGATAGAGCAAAGAGTAATGCAACAACAGAAAGAACGGTCGGAGTAACAACATATACTTATTACGAATCTCAGAATTATATTGAAATCCCAGATAGTGTTATAGGGGTTGAGGGAATATTCAGACTCGATGATAGCACATTGTCAAGTGGTATGTTCAATGTCGCATATCAAATTTTCTTAAATGATGTATATAATTTTACATCTATTGAGCTACTAAACTATGCAATGGTTAAAGAATATCTTGAGACTATTCAATGGCTAATTAGCCCAAGTAAAAAAATTAGATACTCAAAGCGCCAGAACAGATTATATATTGATATGAACTGGTCTGAAATTAATGTAAATACTTATATCGTAGTTGAGTGTTATAGAATTCTTGACCCAGCAGATTTTTCTAAAATTTATAATGACTCTTTCTTGAAGCTGTATCTAACATCTTTAATTAAGAAGCAGTGGGGTCAAAATATGATTAAGTTCCAGGGAGTTAAGCTTCCTGGTGGCATAGAACTAAATGGAAGACAGCTCTATGATGATGCTGTCAACGAATTGGCAGACATCAAGACAAGGATGTCTTCAGAGTATGAATTACCACCTCTAGACATGATCGGATAATAAAAGATGGCATTAAATCCATACTTCATTCAAGGAAATTATTCCGAGCAAAGACTTCTGCAAGATCTTATCAACGAGCAGTTGAAGATGTATGGTGTCAATATTGGATACCTACCAAGAGGTTATGCAATCAATGATGGAATACTAAGAGAGAATATCCTCGCACGTTTCAATGACAATTACTATATGGAAGCTTATGTAGCTTCTTATGGTGGATTTGGTGGTGGTGGAGATTTGCTGACCAAGTTTGGTGTTCAGGCAAATGATGATTTATCTCTAATTATATCCAAAGAAAAGTATGAAGATTTTATTACCCCATTCCTTGAAGCAGAACTAGCTGATGATAATCTAAAGATTACGAATAGACCAAAAGAAGGAGACTTAATATACTTCCCATTAACAGATACTCTATACGAAATTAAATTTGTTGAGCATGAAGTAGAATTTTACCAACTCAACAATCTATATGTTTATGAACTTAGATGCGAGCCATTCGTATTCGAGGATGAAGTTATTGACACTGGTGTATTTGAAATTGACACTACAGTTGCTGACAGAGGAGTTGATTCTATATTAACATTGACTGGAATTGCAAATACTGCTGGTGCTGGAACTACTATTATTTCTGCAGGAGCAGTAAGTCAAGTACACTTAGTAAATGATGGATATGGATACACATCAACACCAATGGTCACATTCTCTGCGGCTCCGTCTGGTGGTCTTACTGCAACAGCAGTTGCTATTACAACTAGTAGATCTTCTGTTGGATTCACATCAGCATTGTCAATCGAACGAATAGTATTGACAAATCCTGGTGGTGGATATACAGCAGCTCCAACAGTTACTATCAGCGGTGGTGGTGGAAGTGGTGGTATTGCCACTGCCTCAATCGCTGACGGAACTATCTCAAATATCCAGATTAATAATGCTGGAGCTAATTATTCAGGTGCTCCGACGATAACTATCGATCCACCTCTATCTGGATCTGGTGTAACTGCAACAGCAGAAGTTAGAATTGCAAATGGCTTTGTTTCCAGCATTTATATTACTAATGCAGGAGCTGGTTATACAACTGCACCAAATATCAGCATTTTACCTCCAGGTATTTCTACTGGAAATTATCTATACAATGAAGTTATTACTGGAGAAACATCTGGTACACAGGCAATTGTTAAGGATTGGGATGCCGTCAATAAGGTTCTTAAGATTTACAGATTGTCTGGAAGATTTATTCCTGGTGAAGTAATTGTAGGGTCTGCAGCAACGTATCATACAGGAATTGGATCAACTGGAAGATACATACTATACACTGCCGATTATTATAATGACGAGGAAAATGCCTCGCAGAATGAACTTATTGAAACAGAAGCAGACGGAATATTAGATTTTACAGAAAATAATCCATTCGGAGAATACTGATGTTAGGAAATTACTATTATCACCAAATCATAAGAAAAACTATCATTGGGTTTGGTACTTTGTTCAATGACATTGAAGTTAGAAAAGAAGACTCTAACGGTAACGTCGTGTCGGCTATGAAAGTTCCTCTTGCTTATGGCCCAACACAAAAGTTCTTAGCAAGAATTGAACAGCAGCCTGATTTAAATAAGAAAAGAACTATAACTCTCCCAAGACTTGCATTTGAAATGAAGGGAATACAATATGACCCTTCAAGAAAAAGCAGTGTAACGCAAACATTTAAAGCGGTTGATAATAATGCAAGACTACAAAAAGTCTTCATGCCAGTTCCATATAATATCAAATTTCAGCTTTCTATCATGTCTCAAACACAGGAAGATGTGCTTGAGATTATTGAACAGATTCTACCATATTTCCAGCCAGCTTTCAATGTAACTATTAACTTAGTTGAATCAATTGGAGAAAAAAGAGATATTCCCATTATCTTGGATTCTGTGGATCCACCAGATGATAATTATGAAGGATCCTTCGATCAAGGCAGGGTTATTATATATACATTAAACTTCACAGCAAAAACTTCTCTTATTGGGCCTGTTGTTGATTCGGCAGATAAGCTTATTAAGAAGGTTTCAGTTGATTACTACGGTAACACTACAACAACTGCAAAGCGTGAAGTACGTTATACAGCAACACCTAAGGCGCTGCAAGATTATAACAACGATGGTGTTGTAAATTCTGCTGATGATCCGTTAGTAGAAGCTGGTGACGATTTTGGATTTAATGAGACTGTTTCATTCTTCCAAGATTTTAAAACTTATAGTCCATCACAGCAAACAGATGTAGATCTCTAGCATGAATACTTTCGACAAAATTAGTGACGCTTTAAACGTTGAGTCTGAGGTTGAGTCTTCAGAAATAGTTAAATCTGAAAAACCAAAAATTATTAAAGTTGAAGAACCTCAGAAAGACTATGAATATACTAGAGGTCAGCTTTATGCCTTGATTGAGAAGGGGCAAGAAGCTGTAGATGGTATCTTGGAAGTTGCAACTAGTTCAGATCACCCTAGAGCTTATGAGGTTGCTGGACAGTTAATCAAAAATGTCGCTGATGTTGCTGATAAGTTAATGGATCTTCAAAAGAAAATGAAGGATCTTGATGAGAAACATGCAAGACCAACAACAGTAAATAATTCCTTATTTGTTGGTTCCACAGCAGAACTTTCTAAATTAATTAAGCAAGGAATTCTAAATAATAATAATCAAGATTAAATAAAATGAGAGACGGTAAATCCGCCAAAGACAAAGGATACTCGCTCCGAGACTGGTTTAAAGGTGGCGGATGGGTTCAAGCTGGTGGTAAATATGATGGTAAACCTTGTGCAAAACAGCCAGGTCAAAAAACTAAGCCATACTGCCGTGATCCTGATGACCGTGCATCATTAGATAAAGAAGAAAGAAATAAGAGAGCAGCTAAAAAACGTAAAGAAGATCCAAATCCAAATAGAAAAGGAAAGGCGAAAATGGTACATCAGGAAGAAGCAGGTTGTAAGAACTGCGGCTGCGGAAAAGTCAAGAAGGAAGGATGTGGTTGTGATTGCCATATGCAAAAAGAAGCAGCAGGTGAGAAGGATGCCTGCTATAAGAAAGTAAAGTCTCGCTATTCTGTATGGCCCTCTGCTTATGCATCTGGTGCTCTAGTTAAGTGCCGTAAGGTCGGTGCAAAGAATTGGGGGAATAAGAAAGAAGAAGTATCTCCAATCGTAGCAAAAATTCTAGATGAAAAGTGCTGGGATGGTTATAAGCAAGAGGGTATGAAAAAGAAAGGGAAGAAAATGGTTCCCAATTGTGTACCTGTGTCTGAAAACATTAAAAGAGTTCAGACTAATGGTAGAGTTTACACTGTAATGGTAAACTTCTATGGTAAGTATTATACCATTAGATTATTCTTCTCTGGCGCTGAGCAGCCTTCTAGAGAAGAAATAAATACAGCTGTCGCAAAAATTTATCCAACTGGTAAAGTTCTTGCATATTATCCCGCAATGAATACGGTTGGATCTGATAACTATGTTATTGCAAGAGAAGAGGCTGAGTACAAACCAGAACCTAAGGGTGGCAACACCACATATGATAGTGCTGAGAAGCGACGCAGAAACTATCTACTAAACATAGGAGTAATCGGTGAAGGAGCAGCTTGGACAAGAAAAGAAGGACAAAATAAAAAAGGAGGACTCAACGAAAAAGGACGTAAGTCTTACGAAAGAGAAAATCCAGGATCTGACCTTAAAGCACCAAGCAAAAAGGTTGGAAACAAGCGTAGGGCATCATTCTGCGCTCGAATGAAAGGTATGAAGAAAAAATTGACTTCATCTAAAACTGCTAGTGATCCAAATAGCAGAATAAATAAGAGTCTAAGAGCTTGGAATTGCTAATATGAAAAGTTTTAATCAGTTTCTTTCAGAAAGCGTCACAATTAATGGTGACTTTAATGGAACATTAAATATTGGCGGTTCATCTTCCCCCCAACAGGTTGGAGAAGATTTTGCTGCAGATCTTGTATGGCAAGGTCAACTTTATAGAATGGAGTTTAATGCAAAAGATGGTATTCCAAGTAGAGAAAGATTAGCAGAAGAACTTCAAAGTCAGTATCCTGGTGCAATTGTACATCAAATTTATCCTATCAATTCTGAGTCAAAAAATATTCAAGTAAAAGATTCTAAGAGATATCATCCAGCAAAACTAGATTGGGTTTAATTCATGGCACAGTGGAATAAAAAAGAACAAGACTTCCTAAACCAGGAGAGAAGTCTCTTTGAGGTTTATAATATCGCAGATCACTGGGGAAACCAGACTGACTGGAGACCTCAGTTTTCTGACAATAACAGATTAAAGGTTGCTCCTTTCCAAACAGTCTTCTTCAATACTTTCCAGTATGGTAAGGAGACTGATGTATGGGATGAGAGAGTAACTGGTGTTGGAACTGCTACTCATAATACCAATTCCAGTAATGTGGTTATAGAAGTTGGCTCTACTGCTG